GGCGTGGTGGGTGAGTCCGAGCTACAAGACCTCCGAGGTTGGCTGGCGACCGTTGCGGCAGCTGAGCCGGAAGATACCAGGTACTGAAATCAGGCTGGCCGATAGGATGGTGCTGTTTCCTGGCGGTGGGTTCGTGGCAATCAGGAGCGCGGACAATCCCGACAGCCTGCGCGGTGAAGGGCTTGACTTCGTGGTAATGGACGAGTGCGCGTTCATGCAACCAGAAGCCTGGAGCGAGGCGATAAGACCCGCGTTATCAGACCGATTGGGCAAGGCGCTGTTCATCTCGACCCCGCGTGGGCGTAACTTCTTCTGGGACTTGTACCGGCGCGGTGGCGTTGACCCTGATTGGGCATCGTTCACCTACCCGACAAGCGCGAACCCGTACATTCAGCCATCTGAGATAGAGGCGGCGCGCGCTGAACTGCCGGAGATCATTTTCAACCAGGAGTATTTGGCGGATTTCGTTGACAGCGAGGGCGCGGTATTTCGCAGGATAAGAGACGCGGCCATCCTGCAACCGCTTGAGCAACCGCTTGAGGGGCATCAGTATAGCGCGGGAGTGGATGTGGCGGCTTCTGTGGATTACACGGTTATCACGGTGCTGGACGTGAACACGCGCGAAATGGTGGCGCTTGACCGATTCAACCGCGTGGATTACCCAGTGCTGGAGGACAGGCTTCTTGCCACCTACCGCAAATGGCATCTGGACGGGATGGTAGTGGAATCGAACAGCATTGGCGCGCCGGTGATCGACCACCTGCGAGAGCACGATATTAACATCATTCCCTTCACCACGACGAACACGACAAAGCATGACATTATCCAGAGATTACAGAGCGCATTTGAACACGGGCTTATCCACATCATTGACAATCCAATCCTGGTTGGCGAGCTGCTATCCTACGAGAGCAAGCGCACGCCGTCGGGCAATTATACATATTCAGCACCAGAGGGGCAGCACGACGACTGTGTGATGTCCCTCGCGTTCGCGTGGTACAGCATCAGCAACGACGCGTGGCTCATCAGTTAGGAGCAAACATGGCGAAAACAAAAGGCGTTAGCATCAGGGACATCAGCGAAGGCGTGAAATCGATCAACTTCGATATATTCGGGGGCATCGACGGATTCCTGTCAATGACCTCAGGCGGTGGCGGTGATGACATCGCGCAGGCGCAGCAGCTCCGGCGCGTGGTGCCGTGGCTGGCAAAGGCGGTGGACATGACCGCCAACGCCGTGAGCGCGCTGCCATTTGCCATACTGAGAGAGAACGGCGAACCGTACGACACATCCGCCGATTGGAAGAACAAAACGGGCGGGCTTGAATCGCCGGAGTCGCTGTTCTATATGCTGGCATCGAGCCTGTGCTTCGGGCGCGCTTACCTCATTCCGCAGCTGACGAGCCGGGCGATCGTGGACATGCAGTTCGTTGCGCCTCAAACCGTGAGAGCGGAGATAACGCGTGACGGACTGAAATGGTTTGACCGCACGACTGACAAGGGCGCGGTATCAAGGTATTACCCAATCGAGAGCGAACTCGACCCCGTGATGGTGTACTTCTGGCTGCCTGACTCCGACGTGGAGATCGGGCCGGCGCTGACGCATCCGGCTGGCAACGCGCTCTTGAGTGCGCGGTTGCTATTCAACATGGACGGGACAATCGCGACCTACGCGGAGCGCGGGTTCATCCCGCCTACGGTGCTTGGCGCGAAGGGAATGCCTGGTCCGGCTGAGCGAGAGAAGGCGGAGCGCTGGTGGGATAGGTTCTTCAGGGGCAAGACCGACATAGCCGCCAAGATCATCAACACCGAAGCGCTGAGCGTGGTCAAGGTGGGCGCTGGCATGGAAGACATCAGGGGCGCATACCCTGAACTGACGAAGCAGATGATAGAGAACATCGCAACTGCGTTTGGCATTCCATCCGGGCTGTTCATGTCCGACATGGCATTTGCAACCGAGATAAAACACCTTATCAAAATTTGGTATACGACCAGCGCGTTCGTGAAGGTGTATAAGGCAATCGAGACGGGATTCAACGAGCAGGTGCTCAAACCGTGGGGGCTGAAGCTGAAGTTTGACCCGAACGCCATTGACGCGATGCAGGAAGAAGAGATGGAGCGCGCAACCGCGTTCTCGACCTACGTCAACGCTGGCATGCGACCGAGCGTGGCGGCTGAGATGCTTGGCATCGAGTTACCGCAGGGAGTGAAGTTCGCTGACCTCGACGCTGACATGGCGGCGAAACAACAGCGCGAGCAGTTGCTGGCTGAGGCGCAGGCGATGAGATTCCAGCAGTCTAACAAGGGTGACGAGAAGCCAGGCGAGAAGGAATCGGATAGAAAAGAAGTAAAGATGACGGACAAGGACGGTAACGAGGGGCGATGGGTGACGATCGACGGTAACCACGTTTTTATTGAACAGGATGGCGACAGGCCATTTTGGGCTGGTGAAAACTCTATCGAATATTCTGGTTATAAATTAAGAAACGGAAGGTTTTTGAATAAAGACAAGTGGGCGGTTGATGATGGCGAAACAACCGCGCCGTTTGAGGATTCACCAGAGAAAGCAGTTAGTTCTTATCTTGAATATGTATCAATAAACAACGAGTTGCGAATTACAGCAGAAAATAGAAATAGTGCTGTATCAAGAATTAAAGACGGGTCATATACTGAGAAAGATTTAAGAGTTTTATCTAATGGTTACGGAAAATTATCAGAACACAGTTTAGTCGCACTTGCTCGTGCTACTGGTATGAGGGATAAAGATGCAAGACAATTTGTGTCCAGACTTCCGAATAATGCCAGTGCCGGGATTAATTCGTATGGTAATGAGATGTATTATATTGATGTGGTTGCCGGATTATTGAGCGGCAAAAAATCCCTCTCCCTCACCGCTGACCAGATCAAGGAACTCAACCTGTGGCGGCAGATAGCTGAGCGCAACTTCCGCAAGGGCAAGGGGGCGTGCGCCGACTTCGAGGTGAAATCGCTTCCTGAAGACATGGCGGCTGACATCCGCGAGCGCTTGAAATACGTGACTGGCAAAGAGGACATCGGGCAGGCGTTCGAGGTCACAGGAACGCCGCAGGCGCATGAAATTGACAACGAGGCAATCAAGACGCTGGCTGACGCGATAAACCGCGCTGTGGATGCGGGGGTCAAGGCTGATGGTCATTGGGTGACAATTAACGGTGACCATGTTTTTATTGACGAACGCGGCAATCCGCAGAATGCTCCGTATTTGGATAAGGACAAAAAGCAAGAAGAATCCTCGTCGGCAATAACAAATGGGAAAATAGTTGAAATTGGCGATGAAATACGAAGTGACTCGAAAGAAAGTTATTTATTAATAGACCCTAAAACTGGAAATGTAGTTTATAGGCAAACTGGTGACGAAATGTCAACGGGGATTATTCCAGAGCATGTGCTCAATCAGGCTGGAGAGAACATAATAATGCACAATCACCCATCTGATATATCTTTTTCGGCTGGCGATTTGAATATGATTGCTAAATATCCGCCTCAAAAAGACGTGATTGTTACTCCTGGCGCTACATATATTCTTGCCCCCAAAGATGGAAATAACTGGCCTTCTACGAGAGAATTTGGTCGTGCTTATTCGGAGTTGTCGGGAAAAGTCGCCAATAGATTCCCAAATTTTTCACAACATGGAACCCCGGACGGCTCGCAAGTATGGACAGATTATACGCACGCCTTGATGCAGGAGATTAGCAAGGAACTAAATTTGAATTATGAGCGCATACCAAAAGGATAATCACATGGGTTTGTATCTACTGCCAACGGGTGAGGGAGTCGTAATCAAAAGAACGAAATATGGATTTTATGTTGATATGCCGTACCAGAAAGGCATATTTATTCATTATTCTGAAACTCTAAACGAATCCGTGTTTGATTCTATTGATGACAACCAAAACAAGGATGCCGATGCTGACAATCCCGCCTGAGTATATTTACCTTTGGTTGCAACTTGGAGAGGTCATCTGGTTATGAACTGGTTGCTTGATCTTCTTGACGCGATTCCGGCGCTGTGGCGACTGGTGGAGATCAAGACTGAAGCCATGTTTCTGCGCCAGTTGCGCGCCTACTGCCTGCAGTTATTCAGGGGCGAGCTGGGCGAGTTCGCGTGGATACAGGACATGACCGATACCATCGCTGACCAGATGGGCAAGGCGTGGCGTGAAGGTGCGCGCGCGGTTGGTGTTGAACCTTCCGAGTTCACCGATGAAGATAACGAGGAACTGAACAAGATCATCGCGTCAGAATACGATTATGTGCTGGCGTTGGGGTCTGACATCCTGGCGCTGAGGCTCATGGGCGGAACGCTTGAGGAGTACCGCACGAAGTTTGCGGGGCGCATCGAAGTGTGGGCGCATCGTTATACCGACGTGGTGAACCAGGCGAAGGTGTGGTTTGGCAAGCGCAAGAAGGTCAAGCTGAAATGGGAAATGGGCGCGACAGAGGAACATTGCGCAACCTGCGCGGCGCTCAATGGAATCGTGGCGTATGCGGAGGATTGGGAGCGGTCAGGCATCCATCCGCAGAATCCGCCAAACCAGGCGCTTGAGTGCGGTGGCTGGCGCTGTGATTGCGCGCTGGTGCCAACGACTGAGAGGGCAACGAATAACGCATTGGAGAGAATACAAGACATCGTGATCGCTTCAAAACTGGATAATGCGTAACGGCTTAGACGTGCGCGTTCCCGTATCAGGGCAGGTATCAGGCGATGAGGAAGTGAACGCCCTCATCGACGTGGCACGCACCAACCATTGGGCTGGCGGGCAGAAGGTCATCGAATTCGAGCGCGCCTTCGCCAAGTTTCACGGCTACAAGCACGGCATATTCGTGAACAGCGGTTCATCCGCCAACCTGCTGGCAATCGGGGCGCGTGAGTGGAAGTTCCCCGTGCGTGTGAGCGCGTGTTCATTCCCTACCACAATAAACCCGATCATCCAGAGCGGGGCACGGCCTTATTTCGTGGACATTGAAATAGGCTCATATCTTCCCAAACACACAGTCGATGTTGGCTGTCACGTGCTTGGGAATTTCTGTACCTCGGGCGAGGTGGTGGATTCCTGCGATGGATGCTTCCCCGGACAGGACACGCGCACGGCAACATTCAGTTTCTTCCCGGCGCACTTCATGAGCACAGGCGAAGGCGGGATGGTACTGACCAACGACACGAGCGAGTTCATGCGCCTGCGCAGTATGCGCGATTGGGGGCGCGACTGCTGGTGCGAACCAGGGCACGATGACACCTGCGGACGGCGTTTCGATTACACGATCGACGGTGTGCAGTACGACCACAAGTACATCTACTCGCACATCGGCTACAACCTGAAGGCAACCGACTTGCAAGCGGCGGTGGGACTTGAGCAGTTGAAGAAACTACCCGCGTTCCTGGACAAGCGCCGTCAGAACTTCGCGCACCTTTACAACAACTTGAGAGATACAGAGGATTGGTTCTACCTGCCAGTATCCTACAAACCTGATACAGCGTGGTTTGGATTTCCATTGACGATTCGGGATGACGCGGGCTTCACCAGGCGTGAGATCACGCGCCATCTGGAAGACAGCGGCGTGGCGACACGGCTGATGTTTGGCGGGAACATCACGCGCCAACCGGCGTACAAGGGCGTGGATTACGACGCTGACCCGCTGCCAAACGCGGACAGGGTGTTTTCGAGCGGATTCTGGATTGGGAGCTGGCACGGGCTGAACTTCGACCAATTAGACTATGCGAGCGAAAGGATATATGAATTCTTATCCAAAGTGTGACATTGACTTTGTGCGAGAGCACGGGAACGCGTGGCTGTGGACGGGGGAGCGCGTGCTGATCACGGGCGCAACGGGCTTCATCGGTTCATGGCTGGCGCAGGTGCTTGACTACCAGTGCAACCTCACGCTCAACCGTGACTTCGTGGACGGCGAATACGACACCATCTTCCACTTTGCGCCAACGCCGATAGAGCCGGTCATCGAGTGCGCGCAACTGTGCAAAGCGCAGGTCATCTACACCTCAAGCGGGGCGGTGTACGGGGGCGTGCCGCAGCAGGTGAACGAAGACGCGCCGATCATCCCCAAGACTGAGTACGGGAGAGAGAAGGCACGCTCAGAGGCTTTGCTGGCCAAGTCTGGCTTAGATTATCGCATTCTCAGAATATTCGCAACGGCGGGGCCGGGGCTGCGCGATTACTTTGCCATAACGGCGTTCGTGAACGCGGTCAAAGCGGGAAAGCCGATGGAGATATACGGCACGGGCAAGACGGTGCGCTCCTACCTGTACATCGCAGACCTGCTGGTGTGGATGCTGCGCATCATCGGCTTTGGCAGGCCGGGCGCGTACAACGTGGGCAGCGAGATACCGATCACTATTGAAGAACTGGCGGAGCGAGTGGGCGATTACGTTCACGGGCATCCCATCAAGCACGTGCAGCGCTATTTTGTGGAACCAGCGCCGTATTACCTGCCGGACTGCGGACGTGCGCACGAGATCGGATTGCACCAGCGCTTTGATCTGGATTACTGCATCAAGAGGATGATGGAATGAGACATTGCGTTATTTGCGACAGCACGAAGCGTGAGTTACTTTGGCGGTCTGACTTCCTTGTGCCTGACGGCTGGCCGCGCCCGAAATACTTGGATTGGTTCAGGTGCGCGTGCGGGATGATCTATGCAGACAACGACACGGTGACGCAGCACGATTACGACCGCTATTACCAGGAGCGCTACGGTTACGGAGTGGAAGACCCGGAACAGCAACAGCGCATACGGGACAGGGCGCATTACGTGGCCGTGAAGTTCCAGAAGGACGCGAAGGTGGTGGACTTTGGCGGCGGCGAGCAGGGATTGACGCGGATACTCGCGCAGTACGGGTTCATGAACACGACCTGTGTGGAAGCGGGGCAGGATATACCGGATAACGTTGACGTGATCATCGCGGAGATGGTGTTCGAGCATATCTACTCGATGAACGCGGTGATGAGAGAAATGACCTCGTGCCTGAAAGATGGCGGCACGCTTATCGTGGACATTCCTGACGCGGGGGCGATCGGGCTTGAGGGTTCAGCGTCAATGCCGATGCTGGATTACCACCAGGTGCACCTCAACCACTTCAGGACGCTGGACATGCTCAGGCTGATGGAGCGCTGGGGGTTTGAGTTGGCGGAGACGAGCGCCTACCACGAGCGCGGGTTGGCGTGCCGGATGTTCGTGTTCGTGAAAGGCGCTGATATTGGCAGGTTGAGCAAAGAGCACGTTATCAGGAATATCGAGGAGAAGCAGGAGAAGTTGCGCGCGCTCGCAGACACGCCGGTGATCGTGTGGGGCTTGGGTGATATTGCCATGCACCTGCTGGCGCGCTACCCAATCAACGTCAAATACTTTGTCTGCAACGACCCCGCGTTCAAAGACCAGACCATCGGGCGCATTCCAATACTCGAAGCGCCGATCAGCGAACATCCGATTGTGGTAATGGCGCAGGCGCAGAAGGAGAAACTCATCGAACACATCAAGAGCGTGTGCGATAACGAGATCATCGTGATATGAGAGTGGCTGATTGGATCGTGCAGGAACTTGAGAAGCGCGTCAGGCATGTGTTCTGTCTGGTTGGCGGCGGTTCGATGCACCTCAACGATGCGCTGTACGGGTCGAAGTTAGAGCCGGTGTTCATGCTTCACGAGCAGGGGGCGGCGTTTGCAGCGCAGGCTTACGGTCATCTCAACGGCTTGGGCGTGTGCATGGTGACGACGGGGCCGGGGGGAACGAACGCCATCACGGGATGCGCGGCGGCGTGGATGGACTCGACGCCGGTGCTGTTCATCAGCGGGCAGGTGCAAAGGAAGCACATGTGCCACGGGGCGCGCAGGTACGTTGGCCCGCAGGAGGTTGAGATCGTGGAACTGGTGAAGCCTATCACGAAATACGCCATCACGGTGATGCAGCCGGAGTGGATGAAGCCGTGCTTTGAGATCGCGCTGGAGTGTGCAACAATTGGTCGCAAGGGGCCGGTGTGGCTTGACATACCTCAAGACGTGCAGGGGGCTGAAATTGAATAAGCCGGTCATCATCGCGGGCTGGGGATGCAACGATTACGAGCTGGACTTCTACGAGTTCATCCATCGCGCGCGCATACCCGTGCTGCTGACATGGAAATCGATTGGACTCATGGGCGATGATCACCCGTACTACTGCGGGCGACCAGGGGCGATTGGGCAGCCGGCGGCGAACCGGATATTACAATCCTGCGATTACCTGCTGGTGCTGGGCGCAAAGATGGATCACGACCAAACGGCGTACCAATTAGAGAATATCGCGCCGCATGCCGAGAAGGTGGTGGTGGATTGCGATGAGCGCGAACTGGCGAAGTTCGATTCATCCTGGCAGACCGTGAAGGAAGACATTGGCGAATGGTTGCGCTCCTCGTGGATCGAGGGCGATTTCAAGCCGTGGCTGACGGCGTGCAGGGTGCTGAACCAGTTGAACCCGGTATTTCACGAGAGTTATTGGGATGAACGCGCGGCGAATTACTACTGCGTGATTGACGAACTATCAAGGCTGGCGCGCAACGATGACGTGATTGCGCCTGAATGTTCTACACCGGCGCAGGCGTTATTCCAGACGTGGCGGGTGAAGTTTGGGCAGCAGTTCACTTACGCGGGCGCGCTGGGTGCAATGGGGCAGGGAATACCAGGAGCGATCGGAGCGGCGCTGGCAACAGGCAAGCGCGTGCTGTGCCCGGTGGGTGACGGCGGGTTCATGCTGAATATTCAGGAGTTGGAAGTTGTGAAGCGGCTCAACCTGCCCATCAAGTTCATCGTGACAGACAACGGCGGCTACGGCGCGATCATGAACACGCAGCGCGGGTACTTCGACGGGCGCTTCGTTGGGTGCAACAATGAGAGCGGGCTGACTCTGCCGGACATTGGCAAGGTGGCGCTGGCGTTCGGGCTTCCGGTGTGGCGCATCTACGCCAACAACGACATAAAATCCATCTTATCCCGTGTTATGGCGACTGACAGGCCGGAAGTGGTGATCGTGAAGATTCCGGATGACTTCAAATGCGCGCACAGGGTACAGGCACGCATGGTAGATGGCGTAGTAATCAGCGGGGACTTCGCGGAGGTGTAGGATGATAAAGTTCAGCGTTAGAGGTGTGGAAAAGTTGCAGGCGTTCTTCAAGAAACTACCAGCGGAAGCGCGCAAGATTGCGGCTCCAGCTGTGGCGACATATCTTATCGGTGATGACGCGCACGGGCTGAAGCACTACGTTGGTTACAGGTACGTGAGCAGAAAATCAGCTTACGGTAAGACGTTCAGCAGCGACAAACAGCGCCGGTATGTGATGGCGAGAATACGCGAAGGAAGTATTGCGCCAGGTGCGCCGCATAGAAGTGGAACATTGAAACGCGGATGGGCTTACAGCCTTCAGGGTGGTGGGTTTGGGGCGAAAGTTTATAACCCCGTTCCTTATGCAGGACACGTGATGGGTGATGGCTCTCAGGCGAACCAGCCGCGCTTGGTAGGCTGGCGCACGATGATGGCTGTGGTGAACACGAACATCAAGGGCGCGATCAAGGCGGCGGAGCGCGAGATTCAGGAATGGATCAATGGAAATTCGTAATAACGAATCACGCAACAAAAGGCCACTTTTGTGACCATTAGATAGTGAGGACTATGTATGCCCAAACCTAAACAACCGGAACTCGAGTACATCATCGTATCAGAGTCAAGTAAGTTGTTGTTGCAGGAGCGCGTGAACTATTACATTGGCGTGGGGTATGTTCCAACTGGCGGCGTTGCCGTGCAGGCGGGGCATAACGTGTACGGAGAGACTACCTTCGACTTTCATCAAGCGATGGTACGAAAAACTGAATAACGCGCGGACGTTGCGCCGGGCGTAAGACCGCGATGCGTTGTCATCGGTCAGCTGCTTCTCGGAAACGGGACAGGCGGCATTTTTGCGTTTAACGAGGTGACTATGGAGGAAACATTAATTGCATTTGGGAGCGAGCTGAAGGCTCTCGGTGAAGGAAAGGTCGGCGGGTATTTGGTGCGCTTCTCAACAGCAGAAGACCCTGACCTGACCGGCGACTTTTTCACAAAAGACACCGACCTCCATTACCCGCCTGAAATGCCCGTGCTGTATAACCACGGGCTTGACAAG